GAGATTTGAAATTTTATTCGGGAGAAACATATGATGAAAATGCAACACTCTTGATTAAGGGACTGCATCGAACCGACTTGATTAGATACGTTGTAAGAGGCGTAGGGCTGAGCATGGCAAACCAAGGGTTCAAAGCGTTTAAATGGAACGGTAAATACGAGAGCGTCGATGCATTGGTTGCAGATTTACAAAAAAAAGTAAATCGTATGAGAAAACCCGAATATAAAATAGCAACCCAGTCCTTGCTTGAAACCATTTCAAAGTATAAACGTATGGGGTGGGTAAAACGGCTATTGGTCGATATGAATACGGGTTATATTAAAAATCGCTATCAAATTGGTAAGCATGTCGGGCATCCGGTAGATGTGATTAGAGGGTTAGCATTTGAAGAAGTTGATTTATCAGGCCAACAATGGACTGAAATTCTAAGTGTAGTATTGGGCATATCTGAAGATGGACTGCAATCTAAGATAAAAACTTTTGATGGTGTATTGGATACCATTTCGGAGGCGAATATTGACGATAAAACATTGACACATATATTCAAAGGTTATAAGCACGAGCTATCCTACAAAAAGGCCAAATCGTTTTGGAGCAAAGAGCTTGAGCAAAAAATTATAGAAAAATTTCCCAAATTAAAAGGTAGGTTATAATGACAAATATTGTTGCAATGGATAAAATCGCCCACATGGATGAACTGAAACCACAAAATTTCATTGCGTTCGTGGCCGCATTCATGGACCCGAATCACCCTCTTGAAATTTCGGAAAAGGTTGACGGTCAGAATATATCATTTGGTATAGATGACGCCGACATATTTTTCACTAAAACAAAGAAGTCTAAGCCGGTGTATGACATTGATTTTTATGGTGACATTCCATTTATGCAGGGCATCAAACGATTCCATACTGCTATTAGTGAGCGAATGGATGTGTATAAACTTCATAAAGAGAATGCCAAAGCTTTCAATGTGCAGGTATTTGGAGAACTGTTACCAACTGCGCAAACTAATACTTTACAATATGCAGATGCGTTCGTTGGAAGACATGGAGCACTGATAATTTTTGATGTTAAGTATGATGGCGTGTCTACCACCGATGATTTGGACGTATTATCAATGGCGTTTGGATTAAAAGGTTCGGGTGGATGGCAGGTTTATCCAAAAAACATTATAGAAGCCGATACGTTTGAGGTCAGGCACTTTAAACTTTTGGAGAGATTGTATAAGAAATATTCTGATGTTTTAGTATCCCGAAAAAAGGTTGACAAAGAGTTAAAACTGAAGGCAAAGGCCGCAGTTCAATCCGTAATGAATAATATCAAATCCCAATTTATCAAAGAATTATTGTCGGAGCAAATTTCAGCATTTGGCACCATTCCACCAGAGGGCTTGATAGTGCGAGATTTTAAAAATAATCTCATAGTCAAAATTGTGGATAAAGATGGGTTCACCAATGAGAACTCTTCACAGCACAGCATATCACAGCGGATTAAAAATTTGAATCGTATTCTCAGGAAGAATATCAAAGAGCAAATTTTTGGGAACGCTGATATTTTGAAAAACATCTCCAAAATTATTGAAAAGGCCAATGATAATTTTTTCGTGAAATCTCAAATAGATGCTACTTATACATATAAGAGTATAGATGACATTTTGCAAGTAATACTCGATGATATGTTTGATGAGGGTAGATTGTTTTCATCTGGCCAACAGGATGCGATGGAATCATTATGTGCTGAATACCGACGAGAGTTGGACATAATTAATGCTGAGTGGCTGAAAATGGATACGAGTGATTTGGGAGATAGTGTAATATTGGTAACAGATAGCGCACTTTCAAATGGATTTGATTTGGTATATAAAATAAGAAATAAAATCCCTGCGGTTCATGTGGCCATATTTCATCTCAATATGTTACCATTTGCACTTGGAGAACCAACTATGCGAAAATTAAAAGACGAATTTAACGTTTAAGGAGAAAGTTACAATGGCATCAAATGAAGACAAAGCCCTAAAAAATATTTTACAGGGCAGAAATCCAGACAAGAAAATTCAAGTTTCTACTTGAGACCCAAACGACCCTGTAATAGTAGAACACCGAAAAAAGGTGGCTAAAGAAAAAGCCGAACAAGAAGAGCGCAATGCAATGTTGCGTGAGTTACGAATGCCTATGTTCTGTCCTGAATGTAGCTATATCATGAATAACAAATTAGATACTAAATTCTGAGCACGTAGAAAAAAATGCTTTGAGTGTACGGTAAAAGATGAAACTCAAATGCGAATAGCCGGTACATATGAAGCGTATGAAAAGCGCATTATGTTGGATAATAAACGCAGTTGGTTGCGAGACCAAATATTGCAAATTGAAGAGTATAAAAAACAAACCTCTCCAACCTTTTTTAATCAAATCAACCCCGATGGGCACAATATTCAAGAAGAAAAGTGGGATATTAACACTGAAAATATTGTAAAAATGGCAGATGAGGCAATTAAAGAATTTACCACACAACTTGAGGAAGTTACGGCAGAATTATTGGAAGTTTAATATTTATATATGAATATATTTGCATAGTTGCGAATATTGTGTATATTACGGCATGAGAAAGGGATTCCTATGGTAAATTTAAAATTGGCATCACTGTTAACCGAAGCGGATGTTAAATCCGCACTCAATAAGCCAACTGATGGCCATCATGCTAATATTAGAATGGTGCTTGATAGAAACGCAGATGCAAAGAATGCGTGGTATCGGTTAGAAACGGACGGATGGTTTAGACGATATGATAATCCTGGTAGGGGCTTTGGTTTAATGATTCGCTCCTTCAAAATTTCAGGTCGTGGTAAAGTTCAGTATGGGGATACCGGATATACAATATTGGTATCGTACTTACCAAACGAATTTGATAACATGGATGACGACGTGCCAGCAAATTATGAAAAGGCCAAAGGTTTTCTGTATGTTGATGCTGATTTTTCTGACCTTGACCCAAAAGATATAGAAAAATTTGTGCAAAAGCGCATGAAAACATACACGCCGTAATGAACGCCCGACAGCTATTTAAAAAATTTAATATCAACGCATCATCCGTTCCGGCGGTGATGAAATTGTTGTCGTTTTTGATGAAAAATCCACAGGTGATGGCCGCAATTAATTCGGCACGCATTGGTGAAAGTGTAACAAAGAACGGTGAAGTACGCAGAACGATTAGGGAAGAACTTAGAGTGATGCGAAAAGAAGCCAAAAATGAATAAAGTAGGTAAATGAGTTTCTAAAGTTTTCGCTGTACTGATGGCGATACTCGGTTTTGTTTTTATGTTTCTGTTGCCCCCAAAAAAGAAGGTTGACCCTCTTGAGGCAAAAATAGAAACCAGCAAAAAAGCCGAAGCCAAAGTGAAAGGGAAACTAGAAGATTTGAAACACAACAAGACCGAAAACAAGCAAGAGATAGATGACCTCAAAAAAGAATTAGAAAAAACTCAAGCTGAATTAGAAAACTTAGAAAAATCCAAAAAGCCGGTTGATGCTGACGAGGCATATGAGTGATTAAAGAAATTCGCAAAGGATGATGAAAATGGTTAAGCGACTATTGATTATGTTATTGCTATTGTTTTCACTGGCAAATGCACAGTATACATTTACCGCAGACGAGGTGGCAATTTTCCAAAAAAATCTTGCCAAATATGAAAAGCTTGTAGTAACCGATTCCTTGCAAAAGGTAATAATTATGCAACAGTCAGAATTGATTGGCAAATTTGAATATCAGGCGAACATTGATTCCTTGATGTTGGAATATAAGGATGAGCATATATTAATCCTTGAGGACCGAGTTGAAATTTATCGCAAAGATTCAGAATCCAAAAAACCAAAATGGTATACTTCTCCGGAATTTTTCCGTGCTGAAGGAATGGCAATTATTGTCATAGCCGCATATATAGTGGGATTGGTGAAATAACATGAGTAACGACAATTATAAGGAAATGATTAAAAGCGAGTGAGTGAAATGTGGATTGAGTCCGGAATATTTCATGAAGAAATATTGTATTATTCAGCACCCGATAAAAGGAAAAATACAGTTTAGTTTGTATGACTTTCAATCGGATGCAATTAAGGATTTCATGTCGCATCGCTACAACATCATTTTGAAAGCAAGACAGCTTGGGCTATCCACGCTTGTTGCTGGATATTCTTTATGATTGATGACCTTCCACACAGATAAAAATATTTTAGTAATTGCAACAAAACAATAAAAGGCCCGCAACTTGGTAACCAAAGTCCGAGTTATGCACGCCAACCTTCCTACATGATTAAAATCCACATGTATTGAAGATAATAAACTTTCCCTTAGATACAAAAATGGTTCACAGGTCGTAGCTGAAACATCTTCGGATGATGCCGCACGTTCTGAAGGTTTGTCATTACTTATTCTTGATGAGGCCGCATTCATTCCGAGTGTAGACACCATCTGAGCCGCCGCACAACCAACACTATCAACTGGTGGAGATTGTATTGCGTTAAGTACACCAAATGGTATTGGTAATTGGTTTCATTCCACGTGAGCCAAATCGGAAACCAAAGAAAACGATTTTAACCCCATATTTTTAAAATGAGATGTCCATCCGGACCGAGACCAACAATGGCGTGACGATGAAGAGCGCAGGTTGGGAGACCCTGACTTGGCGGCACAGGAAAATGACTGTGACTTTATCAGTTCTGGTCGTACTGTAATCCCTGGTGCTGTAATTGAAGAATACAACAAAAACCATGTGACCGACCCAATTGAAACTCGTGGTATGGACACCAACACTTGGATATGGAAACATCCCGAGCCTGAAGCATCTTATGTTGTAAGTGCTGATGTTGCACGTGGCGACGCAAAGGACTTTTCAGCATTTCATATATTTAATATTGATACAATGGAGCAGGTTGCCGAATACAAGGGGAAAATTGATACCAAGATGTTCGGTGATTTATTAGTGAATATTTCAACAGAATATAATGATGCGCTACTTATAGTGGAGAATAACACACTTGGGTGGGCTACATTACAGCAAGTAATTCATCGAGATTATAAAAATTTATTTTACTCGACAAAGGATTTTCAATATATTGATGTAAAGCAACATTTGACAAATAAGCATAATGCACAAGACCGCAAAATGTTGCCAGGATTTACAACCACATCAAAAACACGACCATTAATTATCGCCAAGTTGGATGAATATTTTAGAGACCGCTCAGTGACGATTCATTCAAAACGATTAATCAATGAATTATTTGTTTTCATATATGATGGTAATCGTACAGGTGCGGCAAAGGGCTATAATGACGATTTGGTAATGAGTTTGGCAATTGCACTATGGGTGCGAGACACGGCACTTAAATTGCGAACCGATGGTAGAGAACTGCAAAAACAAATTCTCGGTCAAACCCTACAACACTCCGGTGTATACACGCAGAACGATAATGCGATTCCAGAGGGTTGGTCTTGGGACGTAAATGGCAAGCCTGAGAGCTTGACATGGCTTAAATAAATAAGAAAGAGGTACATAGATGGCAAAACGTAATTTTAGAGGCGAGTTAAAACGACTATTTGGTGGACAGGTAATAATCCGGCACAAGGGTGGACGTAAACTAAAAGTAATTGATACAAATCAGCTTCAATCCAAATCAGCAAAGAACTACTTGGATAGATACAGTAGAATGTACTCCTCGATGGCAGGAAGCACCGGTAAAGCGATGCAATTCTATCAGGCAGGGCAACGTATGGCTTTGTTCAAAGACTACGAGCAAATGGATTCTGATGCGATTTTGGCATCGGCCTTAGATATTTACGCAGATGAATCAACCTTAAAATCTGAATATGGTGATGTTTTGACTATTATATCGGATGATGAAGAAATCAAAGAAATATTGTATAATTTATTTTACGAAATTATGAACATTGAGTTCAATTTATGGCCTTGAGTTCGTAACTTATGTAAATATGGTGATTTCTTTTTACACATGATGTTGAAAGAGGGTTATGGTGTATATAATATTATACCACTTTCTGTCTATGATGTTGTGCGATTAGAAGGAATAGACCCCAACAAACCAAATGAAGTAACTTTTCAATTGGGTCAAGGAGAAACCCTTGGAAGCGTAAAGGGAGAGAATGTTGAACAACTTCAAGAATACGAAATTGCCCACTTTAGATTAAATGCAGATTCGAACTACTTGCCGTATGGTAAGTCTATGATTGAGGGTGCTCGTAAAGTTTGGAAGCAATTGACCTTAATGGAAGATGCTATGTTGATTCACAGAATCATGCGTGCTCCAGAAAAGAGAATTTTCAAGGTTGATATTGGGTCATTATCACCACATGAAGTTGAGCCGTTTATGAAGTCTATGATGTCTAAAATGAAAAAGACACCTATCATGGACCAACAGACCGGCGATTACAACTTGCGTTATAATATGCAGAATCTTACTGAAGACTTTTTCCTACCCGTTCGTGGTGGAGACAGTGGAACAGACATTGATACACTTGGTGGATTGGAATATCAAATGACCGATGACCTTGAATATCTTAAAAATAAAATGCTTGCGGCTCTTAAAGTGCCGAAGGCTTTCCTTGGATATGATGATGCATTAAATAGTAAAGCAACTCTAGCCGCAGAAGATGTGCGGTTTGCCAGAACCATTGAGCGCATCCAGCGTACTATTGTGGCAGAACTGAAGAAGATTGGCGTTGTCCATCTATTCACGCAAGGATATACCGATGAAAAATTATTGTCATTCGAGCTAGAATTGACAAACCCATCTACAATATATGAAGAAGAAAAAATTGAATTGCTTGTCAATAAATTGTCGGCCGCAAGTTC